AAATATACTCTTTGTTTTTGTTCTATTTGTCTGTCCTTTGACCAATTGTCTACACAAGTCAGATACCCGATAATTCTTGTCCACGTTTTAATATGTTTACTATGGCATATAGGGCATTCTTCTATCGGAGCATTAACAACATGACCACAATCAGCACATTCTGACATCGGGATATTAAAAGTGAAATAGTTTGTTCCATTCTCCATCGCAATATCCAACAATTTTAGATATTGCTCTTTGGTTAAATGGCTATCCAGATTAATATGACAGGCTTGACCGCCTCCCAAGTATTTACATACATCAGAACCATGAAGCTTAATCTTATCCAAAACAGAAGTCTCATTCCATGGATTATAGAAATAACAATTATACAAGTTCTGATTTTCCGGAACCATATAGCCATCTTTCTTATCTGCCTTATATAATTTTACTGCCAAATTCTCTCCAGGAACAGCTTCTGTGTTAAAGATGATTGGTCTTTTGGAATTATGTACAGAATGCTTCTTGTTTCCATCTTTTATACAACTAAAGATTTCTGCCAAGAATGTCTTATATGGCTTGTTGTTATTTGTTTTATAACCCAAGAACTTTGCTGCCTCATAATAGCCCAACACTCCGATTGTTGAATACAATTTACTGATATAGATATATCCTCCATTAGATGGTGAGAATAAATGCTTGTCTTCCATATCGTATAGCATTGTTTTATAAGCTATCTGATATTTATAGACTCTATCTAAAATCCGTGTCAGATATTCAGTCAATAGAATTTTATCCTCGTTTGGTTTCATTCCATTATAACGATACCAATCCTGGATAATTCTATTGAGATTGAGTGTTATAACATTACAAGAACCTGTCATTACACCTGTCATGCCTGTTGTAGAACTGAATGTATTATCATTTATTTCGTTGCAGACTCTACAATTATGAGTTATTAATCCGGAAGGCAAAGTGAAATATGGCTCATCTTGATTCTTACATTCAATACAATAAACATAATCTTTATCATATTCAACTTCTTCAATAGATTTTATTTTCCAATAAATACTATTGTTTTTCCATTTAAATCCACTCTCCGGACGAACTCTTGAATTTGCATCAGAAAACCATCTTAAACAATATAAAGGGAAATTCCGGTTATAAGCTATTCCTCTGATTACACAAGCTTCATCCGTTCTATCTGAAATATTAATAACTGTCTGTTTCCCTAAAGAAGTACATAAAGCCTCCATTCGTTCAACCAATTCTTTACTAACCGTATAACATCTGTTCGAGTTTCCTCCGTCAGTAATATACCATCCATCAAGAATGCCTTGTCTAAATTCTTTTGACTGAGTCAGACAATTTAAATTTAAACTTTTGTTTTCAGCATGAGTTTTATTTGGCTCGTTTCCTGTCCATTTTGCAATAAAAGTCGTTAATTCTTTATCATAGCAACGTACCGGATATACATTATTATGAATATTTGTAAGTTTAAAATCTCCTAAAGAATCCAATATCTCTTTTACCTTATTGTATTTATTTTCATTTAAAGACAATATAAAACTATGTACAGAATTATCAAGACAAACATAATTACCAAATGTTCCATCTCCAATAAACAATCCTACAAGAAGTCCTTGATTGTAAGTCAGATGCTCGTCATTTTCCTTGATTGGTTCAATGCCTTTTGTATTAAACATCAAATAATCATTTGTTGTTAATTGAGATGTTTCTTTTTCGGTGTCATAAGTGACATTAATATGATTGTCTGTCATTAAATATTCTTTGTTGTTTTGCGTAGTGATTTTGTACATCTTGTGCTTAGAATATCTTACGACCTTACCATATATCCAACTTCCGTTGTGAAAGATTTTATAATTCTCTTTAACATTAACATATTTGGCATTATAGAAATCTTCAAAACTACTTATTGAAACTCCTGCAGAAGAACTTTTCCATAAGAATTTTGTATCAGCACTAAAGCAACACGAGCTTAGACTATTAGGATTGTCATTATTATAACAGAAAAAGCTACCACCTTTCGCCCATTCTTCAGCACATAATTCTTTATACTCAGGGTCTAAAAACTCTTTGTTATCATGAACCATTGCCATCGTTGATACAGGAAATGTCAATGGCTTAATCAAACGAAGTTCTCTATGCAACTGCATAAACATTCTTTGAAGAATATCTATTGCGTGCCATTCAGGTTTTGTTCCATCCGGATAACAATAATCTTCAAACAATGCCTTGAAATAAACGCTATCATAATAGCTTACATTAGTGAATGGGCTGTTGTAACTTCTATTTCCTGCCGGCTGATTGACTTTATAGATAAGTTCTTTCATAGATTTTCTAATATAGTGTTCTATATTATTATGATTCTTATCAAACTCCTCTTTCAGTCTGTCATACCATTTCTCTCCGAAATCTTTTATAACATAATAATTAAGTGTTATAAAATAGTCTCCAATAGCCACAGCTCCTTTTATCTGAGATGATACAAGGAAAATCAAGTTATCCAATTGACCTGTAAAAGAACGTAAATCATTTGGTGCAGAAGGAGTTATATTATCAATGTTACCTACTCCTTCCGTCATCAAAGGATATAAAGAGATAGCTGCACAGTATGGTTTTAATACAGGAGATGAGGCTTCATCATGAGTATAGATGATATGATTTTCCAAATCATCTACATACTGTTTACCTAAGTCCTCTTTTGGGTAAAGCTCATAGAGCTTGCCTTTCATTCTCTTTCTTTGAATAAGTCTGTTTGTTGTCTTATAGACTTCTCCCTCAAGATTAGAGATATTCTTACAGCTTACATTGGAATTGGCATCTGTCTCTGAAGCTGAAGCTGCATTTGTAGATGCGTCAGTATAGCTTGATATATAATCCAATCTGTCTTTAAGCAATGCTGCCTGTTTATGCTCATATCTGTATATAATAAAGGCTTTCGCCAATTGAGGCGAAAACTTATATAATAATGTTTCAATTTTGCCCTGTATAGTTTCTACTTTCACATGTTCTTGATTATACAGTTCACTAATCAAGGATTCTATTGCAGGGTCTGTACAGTCAAATTTATTACATTTGTTCTCTTTGAATACTCTACTGAAAACGTTTCTGATTTTATCTTCTGAAAATTCTTCTTCTGTTCCGTTTCTTTTAATTACTTTCATTTTGATCTTGTTTTATTTGAATTTCTTTAAGTTATATTCTTTCTTCTTCATTTTCTCCTGTCTTTACTAATAGATTCTCATAGCAAGAATTTATTGCATCTTTCAATGTCTTATAAACCTTACAAGGAGATACTAAATCTTTTGTATAGAATTGTACATTCGGATGTAATCTATTGACAGAAAGTAAATACACATCAGAATTGCATGAATAAGGAAATCCTTTTGTAGGACAAGTCTCATCAGGCACTTTAAAAGTTCTGTTAAAACCGGAATCTTCAGTGAATGTTAATTCAGCATTACACATATCTGCAATAGTTTTTGCAGACCATTCATCAGTCTCAACGGGCGCTCCTGTTTTCAAAGCATATCTGGTTCGAAAGCATTTCTTGATAAATACTTCCCTCGGCATGAAGTCATTTGCAAAAGATACTGTGTAGGTGACCTTCTTAAATTCAAACGGATGATTACAATTATAGATATTGATGCCAAGGATATTGACTTTTTCTAAATGACAGTCTTTCTCATAGCATACACTCCATGGAGTATTAATATCTATGTTTTCCGGTACTTCTTTTGTGAGGATATAAACCTCTTCTATTGGATTCACGTTAATTACTGAAATTCCTTTTACTAAACTCTTTTCCATTTTGTTTTATAAATTTTTTAAATATTTGACTAAGCTGTTTTCTTTATCCAATTTAATTCCTTTAGGAACTCTTGGTGTATCTTTTAAATAGGCGTACAATTCCTCTCCTATATCGAATGGGTCTCTGCAAACAATATTCTTATTTTTGCCATAAACCAAAGGACCCATCTTCTGTGTATCCGCATACTCCCAAACGAGAGGAGTAAGTGTTTCTTTATTGACGACAATGAATTTGTAATCCAATAAAGTAAAATCTTTAAAGTCTTCATCATTATCCATGTTTTGTCTGATAATCCTCCAATAAAGTCTTGCCTGTATCATATAGTTCCAATCTACAAAGGATTGAAAGAAATCCCATTCTGTATGAGATGATGTCTTTAAATCAATAGGCAGTACCGTTTTCTTATCATAATCAATGATTATCTCATCAGCCATGTTTCTATAATTAATACCGTTGAATGTACCTTTGAATTTTAGCTGATATTTCCTTTCTATATGTTCAAAAGGATTGTCGTCTTGGAAATAGTATTTGGTAGCCTTACTTTCTTTTAAAGCATTCACAGCTCCCATTACCAAATCATTCAATGCAGTATTTAAAATAGTCTTCCCTTCTGCTTTACATAGTGCATCGTAATATTCAAATCCTTTCTCACAAATAACCTTTGCTCTTGTCTCCGGTTTCCAATTCAACTGATATTTCTGTATCTCTGTTTCTGTAATTCTGTCTGCAACAGGTATTTCATAAATACTTCTGCATTTATCTCCATATTTTGCATACAGACTTTTGACTACTGTAATGACTGAGTCCGGAACTTCCGGAATATCAAATACAATAAATCTTGAATTAAATTCTCCCATTCCTCCGGTGATGATTGCATCAACGGCAGAACCGAAAGTCAATGACGGTGATGTCTTGAAATCAAACAAATGGGCAAGATTATTAAATCCTGTCCTTTCATAAGTACTTAGTGTAGAATAGCTTAATGCTTTGTCTGCTCTGTACTCTTCTTCTGTTACCAACCAAGAAATTTCTTCAAATTTTTTCATTTTAATTAAATTTTAAATAAATAATCGTCTTCGTTATCTTCTTCGTCATCTTGTATTAGTGTCAGGTATATATCTATATCTGCCTCTAATTTCTTTAGCAAAGTTACATCGGTTTGTGTGTTATTTGCAACATCTTCCTTATTAATTTTTGCTAAAATAGTTTTTACCAAGTGTTTTAACTCAATAAAATCACGTTCCTTAAAAAGCCTTCGTGCCAATATCCTATTTTCTATCGGCAACACCCTTAATGAGTTTCCTATCGTATTGTTAATGTCATTCATAAGTTCCTGATTATCTCTATTGATTGTTTCAATTGTCTTTGATTGAATACTTCAAAGAACATATATTTCTCAAAGGATTCCAAATACTTTCTGAACAACTTTTTTTTAAGCGGGAAAACATCATTTTCAAAACCTTTACATTCTATAACTATTTTATAATCTTTATAGTCAAAAGTGAAATCGGGAGTATAAGTGATGTCTCTCACTTTTCCCATTTCTGATTTCAGCATTCTTGTATTTTTGTCTTTTGTATAGAATGGTATGGTAGGCATAAATCCTTTTACTATTACATATTTCTCAGCCTCATATCTGGGACAGAAACCGCATTCAGTAAGAACTTTATAGGTGGCGACTTCAAAGAGTGATTTAAAAGAAATTCCATCATAAACTTTTGCTGTTGCATTTTTTATTTTTTTGTTTAGTCTTTCCATAAAAACTTTATAAAATCATATAATACATTAAGAATTATGACAATCATAAGACTTAATACCATAGATGCTCCTATGTTTGCAATACTATGAGTGTGTGTTTTGATGGTAAATACGAAACTAAGCACAAAAAACAAAAAGCAATAGATTGTTAAAATCCATTTTTTCATATCAATGATATTATTAATAAAGAAAACAATATTATCACTATAGATGCCAATAAAGCGAAGAATATTGCAAGCATCCATGCTTTAAAGTCATTTTGATTTTCTAACATAATCTTTTTTACATTCTGAGTCATACTCTAACAATGATAGAGCGTCATCTAAATTCTGTCCAATAGCAGTAAGTTTTCTATAAGCCTCCTTATCAGAAACCTCAAAAGATTCAAGTACTGTTGAACTTTGCTTACTCTCTTTTACGTAATCCTTAATTTTTGAATTGATTTTCAGATTCCTCTTTACAGCTATCTTCAGCTTGTCTTCTCTTTTCTTTAGTTCTTTGTTGAGGATGTCCAGCATATCCTGATCATAAGCAATTGCACACTCACATTTTTCAATAATTTCATTGTTCTCCATTATTTAATACTATTTTTAATTTGTTGAATATTTTTAATTAAATCATCTAATCTGTTCAATATCACTTTATCTTCTTTTGTTTCATCTTCTTTGATAAATGTATCGAATGATATTAGTTCGTTTGAAACATCATTTCTGATATTCCGTTTCTGTTTTTCTGTCATACGATTTTATTTAAATTAAATAAATATGAGAATGTTTTTACGAACTTCTCTTTTTTCTCTACTTTGAAATAATCACTTACATCTTTTCCTCCTTCAAAGGCTGGAATTTCAATGTTTGTGAACCCTGTCAAAGATACGATTTTCTTTGCATCTTCTATTCCCGGTACATCATTATCATAACAGACAAAGACCTGTTTAAAACGTTCTTTAAGGTCATTAATCACTGTATCTGATAAAGTGTATCCTTCTCCTTGCGGAGCTATTGCAGGAATGCCTGTATTAGCCCATAGGCATAAGGAGTCTTTTACTGATGAACATATACAAAGATAATCTCCTTTTGCAGGGATTTTAGTCCAAAGACTGATAGTCGAGTTCTCAAAATTATTTCTCCATTTAAAACCTTTTGTATTGTACGGCTGATAGAACTTGAAAGTAGGCTTTCCTCCTTTTCTTTCTACATATACATAGGCATATTTGTCCGCAGGTATTGAAAAAGTCTCTTCGTCATTGCTGAAAAAGAAACATTGGACAGGATATACTTCTGCATATTTAAGCCATTCTAATGATATGCCATATTGTTTCCAATATTTTATATCATGGTCTTTCCACATTCTTATTTTACATTCAGCATCGAATTTCGTGGTTGATTTTATCTGATGTACAAGTTTCTTTGTATGAGTTATACCCAAAGAAAAAGAATTTATATTATCCATATAAATTCTTTCAACAGTTTCTTCAAAACTGCAATTCCATATCATACTAAGTAACTTATATACACTTCCACTTACATTCAAACTGAAATCTTTAAAGAATATTTTATCATTAAATAAGAAAAACGCGAATGAAGGATGTTTGTCTTCATGTAAGGGAGACTTCATTCTACATGGAAGTTTCTCTACTCCAAAATAGTGATTTACTATACCCTCATCCGTTAGCTTTTCTAACATTTCAGATATGGTCTTCGAGGGTCTGCTCTTATGTATGGACATTGTTTAGTTTTCATTTATTTAACATCCCAAGGATTGATATTGTCAATAGAAGGAGCTTCTGATGGAGCTGCTACTGTTGGCTGGGTTTGAGTAAATGCTGTTGGTGCTTCAGAGAAAACCTGTAATGGAGTTACAAGGAATTTACAGTTATTCATATAACCTCCTGCAATATCCTTTGATAACATCTTCATTGCATAATCGTAGTTAATCTGTCTGTTATTGATAAACATCTTCTTATAAAATGTCTGATAAGTTTTATTATCATCAGATGTCTGTACGCCTAACAAAACCTTAATTGCATTCTCCGGTTCCAAAGCAATTGCATTCTTAATCTCAAGAATATTTCCTGAGAAATAATTTGAAATATTATCCAATCTGCATTCAGAATCTTCTGCATTGTCTCTTACAACAAACTCTCCTGTTTCCTGATCTTTAGTCATTACATTAGGAATCATAAGATAAGTCTTTAAGAAATTAGTTAATTCCTCTTCACCCGAATAAACTCCTCTATAACTCTTATCAAGCTGTGCAGGACCATTTGAATAAACCGGAATTTCATGTTTCTGAAATTGGTCCGGAGTAACCCATGCTGTTCTGCCATACTTGTCAATAACCTGTAACTTAGAACGGTCTCTGTTATAACGTGGTTCATTGAGCAAGTAGAATGATAGTCTTGTGGTATATTCGATACCACTGTTAATAGGATTGAGAGGGTCTGTTGCAACAATAAAATCAATTTTTAGAGTCTTTACTGTACCTACACCTTCGATGACTTTCTCACCGATGTATTCTGGTTCTTTATCCAATGTTCTGCCATAGATTTTCTCTAATTCAACCTTTGTAGGGTTAATTGCTTTTACATTTAATGATGCAATGCCGATGTACTTTTTGTATTCTACGACTGATGTTGCTGAACCTTTACCGAATGCCATAATTTTTAAATTTTAATTATTAATATACTTTTATAAATTGTCTGTTTTGAGAGTCTTCAGAACCATTCCAAAGCTCTATAATTTCATATTTACCTTTTAGATAATCTAAGGATGTTTCAAAATGTTGAACTCCCATGACATTTCTAAAACTTGCTTGTACAAATTTATCAATATCTTTGGTTTCTTTACCATTATCCTTACAATATTCTTCAATGACTTCTACAAATATCTTTTTTGTGATATTTTTCTTGTTATTGATTAGATTGATTATCTCTACCAGACGTTCTCTATTCACTGTAATATTTTGTTAATGTGTCTACTACTAATCCCAAGTCAGCAGGAAAAATATCAGGCAATGCTTCCAGAGCTCCTATACTGTCTTTAGCAGGATATTCACCATCAAATTCTTTAACAAATTGTTTGATAGCTTTATGCTCATTAGCATCAAAGGAAGCCTTGCCATACAATACAATATCCATTTTTCCTTCCGGAGTAATATATTGGTCAACCATGGAACCAATAGACTTAAATCTGTAAGAGATGCTATCTGAGTTCTTGTCTTTATATTCCTCATAGTGAGCTAAGAATATCAAATTCTTATCCTCAGGGAATATTCTACAAGCATCAAATATCAATCCCATGCCATAACCAATCTCCTTAGGGGTCTGCCAACCGCCTTTCATTGCATTAGCCATATAGTAATCCTGACTAATATAGTTGAAGTCATCAACTACAATATTCTTATATGGACTTTTTGTTAAAGCCACAAGAACATCAGCAAGTCTTTTATATCTGTCCATTCCGGAAATAATATCCAATTGGATTCTGTTTCCTTTAGCCAATGACGCTATTTCGCAATCAGGAGCTAACTTATAATTCTTGTTTGGGATAGAACGTCCAATACATTGAATTACATAGGTTTCTTTAGGATTTAATCCTTTTACACCAAATTTTTCTCTACCACAATAAGAAGTTGTTTTACCGAAACCGCTTTTTGCTAAAACCATAATTTTTGCCATATGCTTAAATTTTTTATAAAGATAATGAATTTTGTTCGGGTTTTGCATCTATAATTGGATTGCTTTTCCGAATATTATTTAAATAATTGTAAATTGTTAACAGACCTTGTTGGTCATCCGGTCTTGGAAGTTCTCTGAATTGACAAACAGCACCATCAAAATACAGTGCTATCAAGCCTCCCGGAGAACCTCCTCTATTCACCAAGACTTCGACAAATCTCATATTGTCCCTAAATCTTGCGATGTCGTATCCCATATATACTTTCAACTCATATTTGAATGGAGAGAATAACCCCAAACATATATTACACATAATGTTATCATATAAGCTCTTTATCTTATATTTCTGTATTTTATTTTTTATTTATACAGTTCAGACTATCTCTTCTAATTCCTTTTAATATTGGTATATTTAAGAATTAGCCTCGCACTCGTGTCAGTTCATAATCTTCAACACCACTTGTTAAGACCGTATCTGTTAGTCGTTGTTCCTTTTATATATTTCTATATAACTTGGATAAGGGTTACCATATTATGGCTTTCCCAGATTCACGGGGTTAAGAGACTGTAATTTGTATTTCATACAATTACATACATAGGGAGATATTAAATTTGTAAAAATATCTTTACTTTTTGTTCTTATATATATGACATGACTTTTCGTCATTGATGTTTCTATATTAAACTTATCAAATAAGAATTTTCTGAAGTCTAATATGTTTTCTTCAGAATAACTATTAGTTGCAATAGAATACGTTTTATTGTCTTTACGACCATCATCCATATATAAAAAAGCTAATGAAATTTCATTAAAATAATTCAAAACCAAATCCATTGGTATTTCTTTCTTTTTATTATAAAAAGCTTCATACCAATTTTTTAAAATCGGATTAGCAGGAACATACATCGTATAATCTTCATAATAAATTCCATTTCTTTTATCTGAAATATTTCTTTTATGATACTTACAAGAAGCTCCTAAAGAATCAAATATATTTGTCTTTAAAAAACAATATTCCTTTTGTTTTATACAATGAGCGCATTGTATTGCCGGATTAATGCTTCCTTTACTTATTTTAAATGAAGAATCGCCTATCATAGTTCCTATTAAAACTTGTTTCTGAAACAGAGATAATTCCTTAGGCTTATTAAGTCTTAAATTATTTTCTCTTAAATAACCAAATCTCATTCTATGACTATAAATTCCATCCGAGGACATATTTAATTCTTTTGCTATGTCTAAATCACTTAATCCTTTCTTAAAAAGTTCTTCAAATTTTTCATTATTTATCTTTGAAATTTTATCATAAGTAAATTTACTTTTTAAATTTAATCTTTTTCTCCAATACGAAATTGCACTTCTTGTAACTCCTATAACTTTAGATATTTCAGAATCCATAGAACCTTTTTCATACATTGATTTCATTAAATTCATTTGTTCTTCTGAAATTTTTCTTTTATTTGCCATCTTTGTTTTGTTTAATTATAATAAACAAAGATAACAAAACTTTTTGATTATAAAAACACAATAAGTGAAATACTTTTTTTTGGTTTGTCTCTCGAGGGGTACTTGGAATCCGAGAGGTTAGCTATCGTAGGTCTTACCTTATTCTCCTTAACAGCTTCCAAAGACTCTCCTTGAAACGCCTGTTGTTGAATTAATACAGGACTGAACCCATATCTGTTTCTCAAAAGAACAAAGTATTCACTTAGCTTATCCACGGATTGCTTTAACGGCATTCCTTTCTCAGTACTGATTAAAGAAGCATGGTCAACGAAAATTATCCTATACTCATCAACATCTGCCGATTCATAATAGTCAAATTTCTGAACTTCCTTAATCATTCCTGTTTCATCATCTTTTACTTTTGTAGGTTTTGTATAAACAGTACCATTGTCTTCTGCATATTTCCTACATTCATGATATATTCCTGTGGGATTTGATGTAGATGAAAATATCACATTGTTTTCAAAATGCGATACTAACTTGGTGTATTTATCAGAACCTAACAATTTCAACACTTCAGAAGATACCGGTTTATCTGCCCTGGTACTCTTTAAATCTATCGGAGAAACTCTTTCCTTTCCTCCTGTGAAAATATAGAGTATATAAGACATAAACCTTATAAGGACATCTTCTGCCGTTTCCTCTAAAGGATAATAAAAGATTTTAACTCTTATCTGTTCCGGATGATAATAGGAATATAGTAAGGTGTGAAATATAAACAAGTAAGAAGCAAACTGAGTTTTAGCTCCTTTTGTCGAACTTGTCACCAAGTAATATTTACCTTGTTCTATTCCTAAGAAATCATCCCTGAACCTGACAAACGGGGAAGGAATACTATTTATCTTCCCACTTAGTACTTTATCCTTTCTCTTTTGTAATAAGGACAGTACCCTTTCTTCTAAGCTCATAATTTATTATTTTAATTCTGCTGTCCATTCACTGTTTGTGCTGTCGGACATTTCTTCTTTGTTTTGTATCCTATCCAGAGTCTCCATCAATTCAGATGTTTCCTCTTTCTCTCCATCCATAGATAATCTTTGTCGATAGATGAAATACTTTAAATTTCTCATATATGTATAGTCTCCGTTAAAAGATTCTACATAGACTTTTGTTGCATTTATTAATTCATTTTCAGTTATTTTTATTGGGAATTTCTTAAAGAATGTTTTCAATCTTTCTACAATACTTGCACAGCTATCTGTCCAATAAGTATTTGTATTAGGTCTTTTCCCTTTCGGGAATAGTTCTTTCATACCTTTTGCTACTACTTCCAAATCAAGAGGCAATGTTTCCTCTTCTTTGTAAACTGCAAAAGATTTAATAGTTTTCTTTCCTTTGTCAGTTATCTCTCCTTCATATATCAATCCTTTGCTTTCCAATGACTTGATACAATCCGTATCCTTTGACTGACAACTAATGCACAGCAGTGCGAATGCTTCTTCTAAGTCTAATTTAAGACTTTCTACTTTTTGAGAATCAACAATTAACTTTTTCATTTTTATTTAATTTTAGAAAAAACTTGCAATAATGATAATATTAGTAATTATAAAAACTACAACATAAAAAAACAACTTCATTCATATATCTTTAAAATAAGATTTGTCTAATGTGTTTTCTTTGAGATTGCATAAATAATCCCAATCTCTCGTTCCTTTGAAATAATAAATAAATACAACAGGATTTTCAGACCTTAATATTCTTCCTAATTTCTGAATGAATAACCGTTCCTTGCCATCCAATTGTATCATAACACCCATCTCAATATCTTTTAAATTCTGTCCTTCCTGCAGCATACCTACTGCAAAGAGTTTGTTAATTTCCTTATTGTTGAACTTATTCAGTATCTCTAACGGGTCCTTCTTTTTTGAATGAATGCTACAATCCTTTCCTAATGTCTGAGCCTGTTTGATGTCTGAACAAAAACATATATACCTGTTTCCTTCTATCTTTTTTAACTCAGATTTCATTCTGTCTGTCTTACAAGTACCTAAGAATTTCTTTCTTTTCATACAGGCAAACAGATAGCTGTTTCTCATAAATTCAGAAGGGTTTGTTTCCAGATATGTCCTTTTTGAAGAGACATCAAATGATAATAACCTATAACATTGTCTTTCTGAGGCTGTTATCTTTAAAGTGCAATTTGGGCATAGCTTATGATTATTCATAAATACTTTTGCTTCCTCATACCCACATTCCTTTTTATGTCTTAAAGATTTCATTCCCCAGGATATCTCTGTTTTAGCTGCATTTGGTTTATCGCTTAATTCCATGCCTATCGTATAGATATATGGCTTTGGAAGCAAATGATTTTCAACGGCTGTATTCAAATCTATTCTTGACACAGATATATGCCCTATTCTACTTTCTATTGCCCTCAGCAAATCAGAAGGCATGGTAGCTGACAGAAAGAAATATCTTTCAGATGTAATATCATTCAATACATCCATTCTCAAATCTGAACCCAAATGATGAGCCTCATCAAATATCACAATATCCCATTCAGTATCCTTATAGTTCTTAAGTGAAGCATAACATTCTATTTTAATATCCAAGACAGACTCTCCTGTCAAATTCCATTTCTTCATTTCGTCTCTCCAATTCTGTTTGTGTGCTGTTTCAGCTACAACTAATAAAACCCTTAGTTGTTTCTTTTCTAATGTGCTGCAAACTTTTATCCCATCAATGGCTACCTTGCTTTTTCCTAAGCCTGTACACCATTCAAATGCTATCCTCTTTTCCGATTTGAATAAGAACATAGCTGCGTCATTTAAACTTTTTCTATTCATTTTCTTTTTTAATTTGTTTGATTTTCTTTATATAATTCTTGTCCTTACTATACTGAATCCTTTGTAGGAAAGCATAATAATTAGCCTCTGAATTATATCTGTATTGGACTAAATTAACATACGCCTCAACACTTTCATACCAATTATCAAAATGATAATAGGATTTTGTATTACTGTTATATAAACCAAATAGGTTATTATGTTTCTTATAGACATTGGAAGTAAAATTCCCTGTTTCCAATAAACACTGAGCATAGACTATTTCCGGAAACTTGACTTCGTAATAATCCAATGCTTCTTTTAATCCTATTTCTGCAGACACTTTCTTGAAATGCTGCACTGTATCTACATAACAAACAAAAACCTCCTTTTTAGGAGGAGGAGTTTTGTCTTTTTTATCTATATAAGTTGATAACATTGTTGAAAATACATTTGCTGCCATTACAGCCATTAATACTAAAACTATTTGAATTGTTTCTTTTTTCATTTAAATAAATTGTCGTTCTATATCCAATCTGTCAACTCTTTCCCTATCCTCCTGCTCTTTAGTAAGAGGCTTGTACTGTTCTGTCATCTGCTCAAGGCAATCATTAAGATAGCCTCCATTTTCCTTCGCCCATTCCATAAACAATTTAAAGACTTCCTTCTCACTAAGTTTATAGTCATCATCATAAGTACAATTGACTACATCCCATATAGTTTCATTATTTGTGTAATCAAAGAAATCTTCATAGGAATCGGTGCGCATACAAAGCTCATCTATTTCTGTCTCATCGTAGGAACTCCCTTCGTATCTTTCAAAATACGATTGGATGTTTTCATAATAGTTCTTATCGAACTGTTCAAAATAATACTTTTTAGCGTCTTTCATATTTTAATTAATTTTATATCGTCCTTTTTTATTGTTTTATCTACATAACACAAAACCTCTTTGAATTTTTCTACATCTTGAATTTCCAACTCTTCGATGTAGATACAATCATCTTTTAATATCATGCCTGAATTGTATCCTATTACAGACTGCAATCCAAAAACAGAACTCAAAGATAAGCAACTTGTATTAATTCTTACAGTATATGCGTGACTTTCTTGTTGATTTTGTCTTGTAACCTGTTCCTCCATTGCCTTAATTATCTCAGGGGCAATGGGTTTGAATGATGGTAATTTAAAACATACCAAGGAATTTATTTCATCATCCAGCTTGACAGTCTCTCCGCTGAACAAATCTTTATATTCCATATCTTCTATCTTACTTGCATCATTAGAAATCAGGGAACCCTGCAATACTCCATAGAAACAGTCTTTTCTACGATAACACATTAGCACGGGATATTCTAACATCTCTAAAGTAAAGTCCAGCATATTCCTGCGTTGATACGTTCTTGACAATAAGTGAGGAGCTGAATTTACTATTCTTGTGTGCATACAAAATACATCATGAATGATTTTAATCTGATTGATTGTCATATTAGTCTTTTTTTAAGTTTTCTATACAAAATTCAATTACATCTTTCTTTGATACTCCGGCTATATCGTTTGATATAGGTCTGTCAAATAGTCTCTGTATCAAGTCTCTGACTTTCTTCTGGAATAACGGAAGTTTCTTATATTCAAGAACGGAATCCTCATCGGTATTGACGACAGTATATCTTATCTCATTATGGAATATTCTTTTTAACTTCTCGTTATCCGTAAGCATATTCCATGACTCTAACATTTCTGTAGAATCAGTATAAACTTCATCATCCCAATCCGGTCTATATTCTACATTAACCGATCTCATCAAATCCATTTCTGTATCTCTGTTTTCTTGTAGATTAAACGTATATGTCACATTTCCATCCTTTTCTCCTACTTTTCGTAGATTTCCTCCGAAATTAGTATTAATATATGCCGTTTCAGTTGATATATCGATTAAGAATTTTCTTTTATTTATATTCTTTATCGTTATATTTTCTACTGCATTAAAAGAAACGGATTTAAATGTATCCAAACGTAATGACATAATTCTTAAATCATGTATATCATATACGTTCATATACATACCACTTTTCTTTCCTTCAAATTTTACTGTACACAATTTGTCTATTTTCATAATACTTATTATTTAATAATTAAAATTCAGTTACCATTATCGTTAATACCGTAGATACATCTTCATTACTATCTTCAGGCATTATAAGTTTAGCATGACTGCCTGTACCTTGTGTAGAAAGATTTATAAAAGAAATCTTATCTCCCGGTATATGCTCAAATATTCTCTGTAAGAATATACCGTTAAAACCTACAAAGGTATCAGCCCTACATCCTTCCATATTAACCTTACATTCAGTCTTTGCGGTCTTTATCTTTAGGATGCCTTCCTTTATCTCTATTATGACTCTATTATGGTCATTTGCTATAAAATCATTATTCAAGGTAGTATTAATCATCTTCAATGTATTCAAGAACTCTTTCCTATCAACGATTACCTTTGGTCCGTCTAATGTTGGAAATACTGCATTATAATTAGGATATTTTTCAGGAATATTTCTCATTATAAATGTATAGGATTCGTTCTTAATCTTTATAGCCTTATTTCCCATACAAAGTTTTATATGCCCGTCTTTAATAGTTCTTGTAACTATATTGACAAAATTAACATCCATAATACAATACTTTCTTGAATCTTCTGATATTCCTGATGTTGAGAACTCCTTTATACAATCCTTTACAAGAACATGTGCATCTGTACCTACAAAATCCATGTGGTCTTCTTCCAAACCTATATAGACTCCACATAAAGAAGGTCTGTCATGTTCTTTAGAATTAATACAATAGCTTACTCTTTCAAGAGCCTTTATAAATGTATCCGAAAACATCGACACATAAGACTTAAGTGTTGTATCATCTTCCGGCATTGTAATATCATCATGATATTCTTCCTTGACAAACGGTATTTGTATCATTCCATTGACATCAATAGTACCTGCTACTGTATCAAAAGTTAACATATCTTTTGCCTTATATGGTTTCAATAGATTTATCAAATCTTTCGCATTGATTTCCAATTCCGTCTCATCATCTTCGCCTTCAATATCTATGATAGTACAGGCTTCCATCTCACAATTATTTCCCGTTATTCTCAATACAGACTGATTTACCTCGAATCTGAAATCTCTTAAATAGGAAGGAGTATCTCTATCATTTATAACTCTTTTGATTGCTTTTAATTCTTTTGACAATTTGCCGTTTTCTACTTTAAAATTCATAATGTTTAAAATTTAATTGTTATTTGGTAATATCACCGTAATTTGTAATAATCAAGTGCATTGCACTTTCTTTAACTCTATTCTTTAAATTGATAGAATAGTTCTTATTGTATTCTCCTATTATATATCCTTTATATAATTCTTCTATAAGAGGAGTTTTTCCGATAATCATTAAAGCCTTACACTTTAATTTTTTAAATTCTTCTGCAAGTTCTTTATGGTCTTTTAAACCAAAAACAACTTGGTCGTAGGATGAAAAGGTACTATCATAAGGAGGGTCGAGAAACATAAAAGCATCTTCAACCATTCCGTTTGAATGGAATATCTTCTTATAATCACAATTTACAATAGTTGAACTCATCAATAACTTTACATGAGCTATTGTTAATTTGTTAGGGAATGACTGATACTTTCCAAAAGGAACATTGTATTCTCCTTTCTTATTGTATCTCATCAATCCTGAATATGCCAGATGATTTATAGTGTAGTATGCAATAGCCAATGGATAATTAGGAGTATCGTTTATCTCTCCTGCATTAAACATAGCTCTTTTGGCATAATACATTATACATCTTTGCTCTAATGTCAACTGCTTATATGATTCAGACTCTACTTGTAGGGCATTAACCATATACTTTGGATCTTCCTGACAACACTTATAGAAATTTATAAGTGGTTTATTCAAATCTGATATTGTTGCATTTGACGGACAAAGATGAAAATATAAAGCACCACCTCCTATGAATGGTTCTATATATTCTGTCTCATCAGTAAACTTTGGTATATATCTTAGGAATTGTCCTAATTCACGATACTTACCACCCGGATATTTCAATATTGGTTCCATTAGAATGTTATTTTATCTGTATATATATCTCCTATAATCCTCATTTTCTCTTGAGTTATATACCATTGTTGCAACAAATGTACGTTAATTTCAGCACTTCCACCGAAAATATTCAATCTACTTTCCTTATAGCAAAAAGGAAACTCTCTTTTTGTATCCGGATCATCGTTCTTGATTATAATACTTTTAACATTTCCTATTGCTTTTAATATATCTCCTTCATAGATAGTATTACCATCATAATCTTTGAGATTAGTACATTCAGTAGGATTAACTACTTTAAAAGCAGGATCTTTGTCCTTCTGTGGAAATATAAAATATGAATCATCCTTTTTCTGATGATATAATGTTCCATAAATCCACGCATGAGAGTTGACTATTTGTCCTCTCATTAAAATTTCTTTCTTAATCATTTTATTTATCGCTTTTACGTCTATTACAATTTTTACATAACATCTGACAATTCTCAATGGTAGTAGTTCCTCCCTGACTCCAAGGAGTGATATGATCTGCTTCCATTTCATTAATCTCATAATGATTACCACATATAGGACAAATACCCTGTTGTCTTTCATAAACCTCTCTCTTCATCTTTTCTGAGAAGGCTCTTAAATTCAACTTTCTTTCATCCTTACTTAACACATATTCATATATGCCTTTCTTAGCAGTAACTTCATCATCCAACATCAATATAGATATTTGCTTATCCACAGATGAGGCTAAAAGATTATTATCATGGTATCTGTTATATAAGAATCCCCAATCAATACCTTTCATCTCCTTTCTATATGTAGGAAACAGCATCTCAACCCAATGAATTACATTCTGATAATACTGCCATAGCTCATCTGCATTTTCATCTTTCTGATGATGAGCCATATAGTCTTCTATATTATCATTACTTATCCATTTCAATGCCGTTTCCAAGAATGTCTGTCTTATAGGAGAACCGTTTATATAATGCTCTCCCAACTGATAAGCTACACAATTAGTCTTTGAGAATCTTAGTTTGGCATTTGTTAACCATGCACCAACATAGATAGCATTTCTCAATTCCTGTTTTGTCAGTAATTCACCGGCTACATTGATAATCTTAAACCATTCCAACTGTTCCTGTATTGTGGCATTCTGACAGATATAGACTGATATTTCATAATCCATAAAAAGGCTTAATTGTCTTTCTGTAAGATTATCAAAACCTTTCTTCATGCCTTCTACATTAGCAAGGTAATTATTAGTAGCAAATCCGCAAATACTCATTGTTCTCTGCTGGCCATCCAACAGTTCATAATTACCTTCAGCATTCTCTACCCAATACATTATATTAAGAGGATAGCTTTTAAATACTGAATTGATAACAGCTTTCTGCTGTTCTTCAGAATATACAAATTCTCTCTGATATGCCGGTCTGATATTCAGTTTACCACCATATCCAACTACTCCATTTTCTTTGTTATCTTTATAACCTTCGACTAAATCTTTAATCTTTACCTGAACTAATTTAATATTCATAATATTTTATTTTAAAAATTATATATTTGTTTTTGGCCAAGCTACATCTGCTATCTTTTTAACAAGTCGTATTTCACCTGACAAATCCAGATTAAAATGAAATACTGCTTCTGCTATCTTTTCTGCAGGACCAAACACACAAAACGCAACAGGTTTTAGCATATCTATCTCATCATATTCAATAGCATCATAATTATGTTTAAACTCAAGCTTTCTTCTAAACGGACTTCCTATAATAACTTTAAATTGAAGTTGAAGATTCAATAGAATTTCTTTGGTAGTCAATAAACATACCAAATCCCATTTCTCTGTCAATGCAATATTATATATGAGATTAAATTGATGACTATTTCTCAGTTTAGTCTGAGCTCCTGTATCACTCGTCTCAGAATAGCATCGTTCTCCAAACACATTTTCTGATATGTTGATTATTATATCTTCTTTTTTCCTTCTTAATATACTATCAACACAATAACATTGTTGTTCTACTACTGTTGAAATAATATTCAATTCTCTACTGTCTTGTACCATAATTTTATATATTTAATTGTTATAATAAATGTAATGCAGAAACCATTTCCTTACGAAGGGCTTCATAACTTTTTTTGTCCTGATATGCTATCTCTGACAAGGTTTTATATAGCTCTTCTTTATCTTCTGTCTTTAAACATTTTACTGTTTCCTGATAGAACTCATCCTCATCATATAACAGATAGTTTATATACTGTTTTACTGTAAAGTCTATCGTACAAAAACAACTGTCAAAGAAATCGTGGACTTCTCCTTCATATCTACACCATTTGGATAAAACATAAAAAGCTTCATCCATGTTAATTGTTTTCTCTTTCGTCATACTCTTTTAAATATTTATTAAAATCATCTCTTAATTTAGAATCTATGGCATCATAGATACCCCGTCTTAACTCATAACCTGTCATATCTCCAAAAAACGCTATTATAGCATCATCAAATTTTAAAGAATAAGATAGTAGCCAATCAATATATTCCTCTAAACAAGGTTTATATTTAGAGTCAAGTAAGCTTTTGTTTTTCATTCTTAGAAAAGAACTGTAATCAAAGCAAAATTCTTTTAAATTGCTTTCTATAAACAAATAGTCTGTCAAAACCTTATATATTTTATCTATATTTTCAAGAAATTGTTCATTCATTTTATTTTACGAATTAAAATTCTACGATATGGAGCAATAGGTTTTTTATTTTTATCATAATAAACAAGCATTACTGTGTTTGTTGAAAATATACCTGTTTGTCCTGATTTTTTATAATTGTATATAAATGATTGACTTATAGGCTTTACTGTACAGCCTTCATCATTTACAGAACCTATTCCTTGTTCTATTATTTCAAATTGTTTTGGATTATATTTAAACATGAATGTAATAGGTACACCTATAATACCATCATAATCGCCTGGTATGTCTGCTGTCTTATCACAATTTATAGCATCATAATTATCATACTTCGGATAATCGGTAGGGTTATAGCTTTTCCAACAGTCAATAAACTCATTACGTTTATAATTGGGTAAATTGGTAAACCAACAGCCAGGAGCTACTTTTATAGAACCATCAGGCACTACGAATTTCTCTATAAATCCTGTACCTAACCA